TGGCCACTTCGCTGACAACTGCTCGCTCCTCTCTCTTGATGGCAGGCTTTGAACTGCTCCGCACACCACCTTGCTTTCCTCCCTCACGATGCGAACCGCCTCCTCTTGACAGTTGCTCCAGAGCTTTCTGCTCTCCATGTAGGAGTTGAGACCTGCGGCGCTCAGCGCCGACAGTTGCCTTCGGAACTGATCTCTTCGCCAACGGAATACGAGCAAATCGTAGAGTTTGAGGCTCAGCGCCAGCCAAGTCTCGACCATGAAGAGCGGCATCAACGCCATTGAGGCCAGGATGAGTAGCTCTGACCAGCCGGATAGCAGCCTTGCCAGCTCTCTTCCTAAGAGATCCGAGAGAGTTCCCGGAGGGACGTACCCTGGCAATTTCGCGTCCAGCGGCGCGAGCCACCCTGACGAGTTGGGTCTCGTCATTTGGCTCATCAACACGATAACTCATGCGGCGACAGCACAATTTTGTGCAAGAACTATTAGTGCTTCTGTGTGGCACTGAAGGTGGACGTTTTGATAGACGTCCCTATTTATATGGGTGGTAAACGCTTCGATCGACTTACCCATCTTTCCCTCTTGGCCAGAGTACAAACTCCAGCACCACAAGTCAGATTTGTAGACTGCATTGATTTCAGTCATTGATAGTCCATTAATGTCACCAATCATATCCGTCGCGTAATTGTGCCACAGATGGTCAATATAATCACGCAATACCTTGCGCACCTGAACATTCGCCCAGGAATCTATTCTCAAAGCACAAGCTCTCAACAAATGCCAACGGACATCGTCATCAGAGCTGGCCCACTGTAAAGAATTTAAAACACGCGCAGTGTCTGGACTAGGTAGCCACAAACCATTAATGTACACAAATTTATGCGACAAAAACTCCACATCCTTAAGCGCACGAGGCGCCTCACATGGGGTTTTGGTAGTGACTCCAATACCACTCCACACTTCAGCAATCGACCGCGGATTAAACCACGCCACCACTTCATCCGAGACAGTAAAGGTGTTATCATCACCATTCAAAGCTGCCTCAACATGCTTATGGAAATCGGCTTGTGTGCTATAGTATGAATTATCATCCAGTTTTCTCCTAGTGATGTCAGGATCATTTGAGGACTGAACAGCATCTTTCAGCCGCGAAGCAAATAGCTTCTTAACAATCACGATCCAAGCATAGACGAATAGACGATACAATATCATGGTG